TTCGGCTCTATGGACCGGAAGAAGCCTACTTCGATGGCAAGTGGAAACCCGATGACCTTGTGGAAGTGAAAGGCTAGCTCTCGACGTTTGGACCTGATGTCCGCTACTGGCCCCGAATCGGACCTCTGGTGAGGTCCGCTTTTGGGGCGCTATTGAGGGCACAGCGGAAACCAGATGCATCCCGGCCGAGGCCCAGCTTTCCGAGCCACACCCTAGCCTCTTATCGTGATTTCGAGCGCAATCAGCACGCCGGCGAGGCGGCGCGTGTCATCATCCGCGTTGAGGATCGCGGCCTCGCGGCCCCGGAACGCGAGCACGTCGCCAGAGCGCAACGGCAACAGAGCAGACAGCGCGACCTTACCGGCCGGGACCTCCGCATCGGGATTGTTGAGCAGAATGACCTTCCGATCCGTGATCTTGACGTCGCCGACAATGTCCGCGGCGCCGAGCCCGATGACGCGGCCGAGCGCATACGCCTCTTGCGCGACAGCACGCGCCGCGCCCGTTCCGGCGTAACGGCGCACTGCGATCGTCTCACCCTGCTCGGCCAGCAGCCCGCGATACATATCCAGGAAATCCGCGGACATTGTCAGTCGATCTTGAGATTGCGGAGCAGATCCGCGATCGTGTTCTGCACGACCTTGGTGAACTCGGGGTTGTTCTGATACCGCTTCGAACCAACGCCCTCGACGCGATCCTCGAAGAGCATCTGGTCGCGCTGCAGAACCGGCAGCAACGCGCGCACGCCGAGGCAAATCGCGGCCGAGATTTGCGGCGGCAGCTTGTTGGCTTCGCCATCATAGCCGGCCATATAGCGAATGCGGACAGATCCGTGATCGACGCGCGCGACCGGCCACGACTTGCCCAGCAGAGGCGCGATCGCCTGAATCCGCTCTCCCGTGCCGAACACGCGAAAGTCCGTATCCTGGATCATGGCCGTGTCGACGCCATTGACGTCGAGATACTTGACGCTGACGATCTTGAGCAGCGGCGGGTAAAGCAGCGGGATCGAGAGCGGGTCGTAAAACGGCCGCACCTTCGGCCTGCGGTCATTGAAGCTCTGCAGCTGCAATTCCCAGGTCGTCGCGCCAAGAGATCGGCCGAGAAATCCATCGCTCGCCGGATCGAGCGTTGCGGTCGCCACGTCGAGCGCGAACGCCAGCAACGCGTCCTGGCTCGAGCTCGAGATCCCGAGCTTGGTTTTGCACTCGTCGAGCGACACGATCGGCGTCGTGCCGTAGTCGGGAGGCTCGATCAAAACGGGCCGGCCGCCGTCGCTGACATCGTTGTTGCGGAACATGGTTTATCCGATCTCGTGCGACGGCGTCCGGTAACGCGGTTCTACTTTCTGCGGGTGGCAGCATTCACGGCCGCGAGCGCCGCAGCCTTCGCGTCGGCGGCCTTGCCCTCGGCGGACTTCTCGTCCTCGGCTGCCTTTGCATCGGCCGCAGCTTCCTCAGCCTCGATCTCTTCCGGCGTTTGCAAACGCGCGCCGCCGATCTTGATCTGACGCGCGGCCTCGGCGTCATCAAAACCGTCATAGACTTCGCCGGGCTTGAGCTCGGTTCCGTCCTTCAATGTGTGGAATGCCAAAATCACGAGTTTCATCGTCTCGTCCCTTGCTCGAATTCAACGGGCGAAAATGCCCCTCACATAAAAAAGGGCCGAGGCAATGCCCCGGCCCTCGCATCCCTCGAGGCGTCGCGATCAGCTCGCGGCGTTGACGAACGTCTTCACCGCGCCGCCGACGTCGACGAAATTGCCGCCCGATCGCAGCCACGCAAGGAAGCCGATCTGGCCGAGCTTCGTGTACGCCGAGTCAGTGAAGCGGAATAGCGTCAGGTCCATCACGTCGCGGATGGTGTAGAACGAGAAATCGCCGTAAGCGATCGACTTCGCGCTCGCCGCCATGACAGGCATATCCTGGTTGACCTGGATCGGATCGCCGAGCAGCGAATCCGGAATGCCCGCAGCCTTGCCGCCGGTCGGAATGGCTTCCTCATAACCGGGAATGAAGATCGGCCGTCCCTGCAGATCCTTGATCTTGCGGATGACCTTGACCGACAGGTCATGCATCATCCAGCCGCAATTGCCGAGCTCGCGATAAGCGGGATCGACCGAATGCTGGATGTCGACGAGGCTGTCATAGATGACCGATGTCACCTGTGAGGTACCGTTCGCCGCAGTGACACCAGTCTGCGCCGCAGTCAGAATACCGGTCGGCTCGGACGACGCGTCGCCAAGACCAACGGTAAACTTCGTGTTTGTGATACGACCGAGCCGCGTCATCACGCGCCGCCTGACAAACGCCTCGACATCGACCTGACTGTCCTGCAGAAGTTCGAACGGTACCGCGATCACCTTGGACGAGAACTTGTAGACGTTCAGCGCCACGAAACCAAACGCCGGATCCTGGCTGTTCGCGGCGGTGTTCTGCGGAACGATTTCGCCGACCTCGTTGGTACCGTCCGACGTCGGATAATTGATCGGGTTGCCCATCGCGGTCTGGATGGTCGTCGCGACGCGACGCATGCCGCCGAACTGCTTGAGGGCCTCAAGGATCTGCGCGGCGACTTCCGTCTGCACGGTGAAGCCGCCCTGGCTGCCGGTGGACGTCGACAACGTGTTCTCGATCGGATTCCTGATCGAAGCGCGATGGGTCGCCCAGTCTTCCGGCGTGAGAGCGGAATCGCCGCCGCGCAGCCACTTGGCGAACACGGCCGCGACCGGCGATTTCTGATCGCGCGCCACGCGGTCGGCCGCATTGGCGATGGTGGCGATCTCGAACTGCTCGGACGCGATCGCGTTCATCTTCTGATGACGCTTGATCGCCTCGTCGACCTCGTCGAGCTGCGCGAGCAGCTGGTCCCACTTCGGGCCATCGACCTCCTTGTTCCACTTGTCGGCCGGCTTGTCGGTCAGCGCGCGCATCTCGGCTGCGAGCGCCACGCGTTGTTCTCGGAGTGCTTGAAGGCTCATGTCTTCCTCGTCGTGACATGGTTGGAGATCGCAGCGGCCGGACGGCCGCGGCGTTGGCCTGCTCGGCGCGGCGCGCTAGGCAGTCATGTCGAGCAGTTGAAGCAAACGCTGCCGCTTCGCATGCCCGGATTCAGCGGCCGCTATTTCAGCGGCCTTTGCGGCCTTCGCGGCTGCAGCCGCGGCGCCCTGGTCGTCATCGTCCCGCGAAGGCGCCGGCGACGCCGGCGCGCGATCGAACGCCGAGAGATCCCATACAGCGCGCGCCTTGGCGGATTTCTTGTCACTTTCCGGCGCTACCTCATCGCAAAGCCCGGCATCAATGGCCTCTTGCGGCGTAAACCACGTCTCTTTCGCCATAAGGTCGAGAAATTCAGCCGCGGATTTGTTGCCGCGCTGCGCGTAGGTGTCGGCGAGCTGCCCATCGATCTTGTCGAGCAACTCCGCGGTTGCGAGCAGCTCGTCGCTGTTCCCGACGCCCCAGGTCCAGGCCTTGTGAATCATCATCATCGATGCCGGCGCCATGAGCACCTTGTTCGCGGCGATCGCCACGATCGAGGCGGCCGACGCCGCATAGCCGTCGACATGCGCGACGATGTCGCCCGAATATTCACGCATCAGCTGCGCCATGCCGATGCCGGCGAACACATCGCCGCCTGGCGAGTTGATCCGCAAATGAACGGTGCCGCTCATTCCCTTCAGCGCCTTGGCGAAGCCCTGCAGCGACACGCCGCCGAACCAGGCCGCCTCGTCGTCGGACGACACGATGTAGTCATAGAGCTCGATCGTGTTGCTCGAGGCGTCGGCGCGGAACGTGCCGCGCTTGGCATTCGCGGAAAACAGATTGAGCAGGCGAAGCGGTTTCATGCTGCGGCGTCCTTCTTGGCTGGATCTTTGACGGCCTGGTCGCCGTCAGTCTGGTTAGCGCCAGGGTTGCCGGCGTTGACGCCGAGCTCACCGGCGTTGCCGCGCATGGATTTGTAACGAAGCTTTTTCCGCGCCTCGTCCGGCGTAATGATCCGAGGCTCACCGGCGCGGCCGACCAGCGTGCGCAGCGACGTCGCGAGCGTTGCGGTGTCAGCTTGCTCGAGATCCGCCGTGTCGAAATCGGCGACAC